TTATCTCGTACCGGTGGCTCTTACTCCCTTCGGTATCGAGTTGTCGAGTATTATCCGGTAGCATAGCCTGCCGTCCACATTCACCGGCTCTTTCGCCACCATGAAACCGGCGCATTTCTCGACCTTCGCAGCATCGAGTATCATGCCGGCGATGAAGCTGTTCGAGAAGCGGGCGCAACGCAGATCGTTCCATATCGTGAAGCCGTTCTCGCCATCCGAGACGAACATGTACCAGTCCTTGGGCCTGTCTTCGTCCCTTGCGATACACAGCCTGTTTCCTGCGTGCAGGCTCAGTTCCCTGCTCAATATCCGGCTCAGGTACATGCTGCCGTCACGGCATACCGTGATGATCCGTTTGCCCTTGTAGGTCAGTGCCGGATGGGAATTGCTCTTGTCATAAACTGTCAGTTTCATAATCGATTATGTTTTGAGTGATACATTTATTGTCTTTTATGCCGCCTCGCCGGCCATGATCAATCTTCTTTGGGCGATGAACTTCCGGTTTGCCCGGATGGATTCCATCATCGCCTGTGCCCTGCGTGTCACCACCGAGGTCTTCTCGCCCATGTGCCTGGCTATGGTGCGGAATGAGCTTCCGGTCTCGTAGAACCGCAGCATGAATATCCTGTAATCCTCATAGGAGAAATGCCGCCTGAGGAACTTCTGTATGTCCCTTACCAGCCTGTCGCATCCGGTAAGCATCTCTTCCCGTTCCTCTGTCTCTTCTGCGCAGTCCGTCTCACCCAGTCTTGCGAAATACTCGTCTCCGGGGCTGTCGTAACGGCTTTCATCCCTTGCGCCCGACTGCAGGATTCTCCGGTAGCATCCGAAGAAATAGGACTCCGGATCTTCTATCCCGACACTTGAGAACATTATCTGCTTCCTGACAGCCAGATATGCGTCAAGGAACACATCTTCGTCGATTTTTCCATAGATGGAGAGTCTCTCCTTCAATCTCGCGTATGAACGGTTAAACCATCCGTTGAATTCTTTCACGTCTTTTGTTGCCATATCCTTTTGCTTTTATCTGTTAGACATCCGGCCCGTGGTACGGGCACTCTTGTTTCTTTGTATGCCTTACAGCCGTTCTCCCACCGGAAAGGCGTCAAGGCTCGGCAGGAAAAAATACCGGAGCGCGGAGCGTGAGGATGATTTTTTCCCCGCCGACCCGCAGGGCCCGGCCTTGCGCTCCGGTGGGGAACGGCTACCTTTGCTTCAAAGAAATAAGTGTGTCCTTTTCCGCTTCTTACCATCCGTAATTATCCCCTGGCGGTGAAAAGGGATGTCTGCCGGTGACACCTCTCGTCCGGTTTGCAGCCCGTCTTGATTTTTTTATTTTCTTCGCTTCCGGAACGCTTTTACGGACACCGGAAACCCTTTCCGGTATCATCTGTCCGCCGTTCCGGCTATAGTAAAAAACAAATGTCAAACTTAAAATTTAGGAATTATGGAAGTAGTGGTCATAGGGAAGGCAACTTTTGAGAGGATGCTTTCGGGGTTCGAGATTTTTGCGGAAAAGGTGGAACGCCTCTGCCGGGAACATGGGGACTTGGGAGAAAAGGAATGGCTTGACAGCGATGACGTTTGCAGGCTGCTTTGCGTCAGCCCGAGAACCTTGCAGACGATGCGGGAGAACGGAACATTGGCATACACCAAGATAAGCCACAAGGTGTACTACAGGCCGGAGGATGTGAAGGTCGTCTTTCCCGTGGCGGAAATGAAACGGTGTATAACAGCCGGCAAGGAAAGAAAATGCAATGTAACCAACAAACGAACAAACCAACAAACAGATATCTGACTTATGAATGACAATGGCAATATCCGGCTGCTGACACCGGAAAACGACATACGCGTGAGAGCCTTTCTCTCATCGCTGGAAGACCTTTCGGAAAAGGTGGAGAAAATACGTGATGCCAACAAACCGTCGCTGGACGGGGAACGCTATTACACTGACAAGGAACTGGCCGTTAAACTGAAGGTCAGCCGCAGGAGCCTTCAGGATTACCGTAACAACGGCATACTGCCCTATATCCAGATAGGCGGCAGGATTCTGTACAGGGCTTCCGACATTGAACGCACTTTGATGGATGGCTACAAGGAAGCGTACCGTCTGAATAGATGAACTTGAGTCTAACCCCATAAAGTTGCTTTTATTCCGTGAAACTACCTTCCGGGTATAGAACTTACGAGTGAAAGCAACTTGCTTTATGGTATGATGTCAAAAAAGAAAGTAGCTTGTTGCAAGATTTTTTTGTTTCTTTAATCTTGATTCTGTGATATTGGCCGTTTTAACTTGACCCATAAACACAACATAGGTATATCTTTGAATTTAGTCAAACACACATCAGCATCATTTAACATTAGGATTCTATTCCAATTATTAGCATTTAATTGAGGAACTTCCACTGCTTCATCGAATAAAGTAAAAGCAGCTCCCATACCATTAAATACTCTAACAATTCGATTAACTATAATCTCTATTTCTCTCATCAGAATAGGTCGTTTCAGGTCATTATTCTTATGAAGTATAATAACAGTTTCATCTTTTGATTTTCTTTCTATCATACAATTGAAATATCCGAAGTACTTATTGAAAGTATTCAAATAAGTTAGAAATTGTCCAGGTTTTGTTTCGACTCTAATCACTTGCCTTTTAGTATAATCGCAAAGGATTTCATCAAAATATTCACGCGCAGATTTTTTATTGTTATTTATTGCTTCATCAAATTTTTCTATAAACTCATTTATTGAATATATTTTAGTAACGAAATTGAAAAGTTTGTATAATGTTTTGCTCTTTAGGCGCATCCCTTCGTCATCACTAACTATACAATCGCAGTATGAGCCGAAGAAACTATGACAACAATCAGCTTGCATATTTTTAAACTTAACCTTCTTTCGAGTTTCTTTATTTACTCCCAATAGGTCAAGAATCATATAGGACACATAATATTCCGTTGCAAAATCAGTAGATGATAACCCAATTTGAGTTAAAGTGGCTTTAATTATATCTAGGAAGGATAATCCTAATGGGGACGAAGCTAACTGTTCGTTAAAAACATTTTCACTTTCCGCTGTAATTAATGTAGGATTATATCTAGCAATAGTATTGTTTCTTATAATTTTGTATGACTCCTTATTCTCATAAAAATTGTGGGATACAAATTTTATTAATGATGTGAAAAATTGAGGATCTATTTGGAGTTCATTAGCTGAAACCGGAACTCTTTTTGTTAGCCAATCAAAATCCAATTCTCCTTTTAAATCCTTAATGCTAATATCAACAATATTGTTGATAGCATTCCGCTGTTCCTCTGTTATTTGTGAGAAATTAAAATTTTCAAGCCAAGAGAAATCACCTACTTTGCCTATAGTCTCAAAAGCCTTGCGTGGGGATTGCTTCAGAACTTCCAGTTTATTGCTTTCATATATTAAACGATTTTCGCCAACTATCGATTGCATAAATTCCATTTCCGCATATTTAATATCTGTTTTATCATCTTGCAAATCAAATAAATGGGCATTTGAATAGAGAAAAATAAACTCATCCTTGTGAGATAATATCTTTTCACGCAAGAGGGAGTATTTCTCTTCCCTTACATTGAATAGATAACTGAATACTTGCTTATCCAAATATATTGTAACCATAAATAATAAAACATGTATAAAACAACAACGATTTATTTATCTGCATACAATACTAAAACTTTTTTGTTTTAATTCTAAAAGAACTTTCAAATCTCCTTTGCCTTAGGAGGTTTGAAAGAAGGCATAAAAAGAGAGTAACGAATTAATAACAATTCTTTTTCTCAAATGTATGCCACTATCTTTCAAATGTTTGCAAATCCATCTTAAGGGAATAGGCAATGGATTTGTAACGTGCTATCTTCTTTATCTTGCTTCAAATAAAAGTGTAATGACTAGCAGATGATAAAGATATGGAAAATAATGGATTCTCTCTCTATTATTTTCTGACTTTTATCAAAATCAGTAATTCCATTATTGCCATCAACTCCATCTAGCAACTTACTAGCAAGTTAGGTTTTGTATATAAATGCTTATAAATCAATAATATAGATATTTATACTGCTAAAATAGCAAGTTACCAGCAAGTTAAATAAACCCCATATTGGAATGTCTTTCATATAACGAGGGACAGTATTAGGATCTACAGGTTTTATTAATTTACTATTTAAAACGTCTTTTATCAATCGTGAGATACTACCTGATGAAGATTCCGCAACACCGAATCGTTTCCTTAAAGAGTTATTTTTCAATGCATTTCCATCTATATATCTAACACAAGCATGCAGGTATATTGCCCATGCTTTATCTTTTATTCGTATATTTGTAAAATCCAAATGAGAAAACAATGAAACTTTTCAGGACTATCGTGATGAATGGAGGATATCTTACATCAAGTTGGGAGGTAAGGTGCTTTACCGGCGTTCCGATGTGAAAAAGTTGCTGGAGGATGGGGCTTGAGGGACATTCTGACATATACGGAATGCGTATGGGAAATAACTTTTTGAAGCGTTTTTATATTCCATTTTCATTCATTTTATGTGTGTAATTCTGTTGTTTTTCGTTCATTTTATGTGTATATTTGCAGTGTATTTCATTCATTAAATGTGAATAAATAGTTTAACCATGGATAGATATGCTATAAATGAACTGGTTAAGTGGAAAGATGCCCGTAGACGCAAACCACTTATAATAGAAGGAGCAAGGCAGGTTGGAAAGACTTGGCTCGTCAAGGACTTTGCCTGTAAGCACTATGATAATATTGCGTATATAAATTTTGAGGAGCAAATATATTTACGCAACCTATTTGAAACGGACTTTGACGTGACAAGGATAATTTCTGCCATAGGAGCCGCCGCCCATCAGAACTGCATACCTGGCAAGACATTGATTTTTCTTGATGAAATTCAAGAGGCTCCGAATGGCGTTACTGCATTGAAGTATTTTTATGAAAATGCCTCTGATTATCATATCATTGCTGCCGGCTCTCTCTTGGGGTTGGAACTGCACAGGCAGGCCTCTTTCCCTGTGGGAAAGGTACAGTTCATGACACTTCACCCCATGAGTTTTCTTGAGTTTCTTGATGCAGTCGGGGAACAGGCATTGACTGGATTTATCGCAAAGCGTGATTGGGAGAACATCAAGCTTTTCGGACCTAAACTGAAAGACCTGCTCAAACATTATTATTATGTCGGGGGTATGCCGGAAGCTGTTCTGGCATTCAGCGAGACACGTGACTGGCTTGAAGTCAGGGATATTCAGAATGAAATACTTGAAAGCTATGACAGGGATTTTTCAAAGCATGCCCCAGAAGAAATTGTCCCGCGTATAAGACAGCTATGGAATTCTTTGCCAGCTCAACTCAGTAAGGAGAACCGTAAGTTTCTGTACGGAGTTGTCAGGGAAGGTGCCCGGGCACGGGAATACGAGATCGCCCTTCAGTGGCTTTTCGACGGTGGCCTGATTCATCGTGTCAATAATGTGTCCGCACCCCGCCTGCCATTAAAGAGCTACGAGGACAAATCTTCTTTTAAGATTTTTGCCGTAGATATAGGTTTGCTGGGAGCCATGTGCGATCTGGACTCGGATACTATAGTCAGAGGTAACAATATTTTCACAGAATTCAAAGGAGCGTTGACGGAGCAATATGTCTTGCAGCAGCTTAAATTGAAACATGAGCCATTCTACTGGTCTAAACCGAATGCCCGTCAGGAAATAGACTTTTTAATACAGACTAATGGTGGTATAGTTCCGATTGAAGTAAAGGCGGAAGAAAATCTCAAGGCTAAAAGCCTCAAACAGTTTGTTTTGGACAATCATCCCGATACGGCATATCGGACTTCCATGTCCGATTACAGACAAGAAGAATGGATGACTAATATGCCATTATATTGTGTTCCTGTTATATAGTCGAATATCTTTTAGAAAAGAACATTTAATTACCTTTATGTAATATGGAGAGTCATAATATACTAGAATATGGCGAATTTATAAGTTCTGTACGACAGAACCGGGATTCTAAATTCGGTTTCTTACTTGGAGCTGGAACCTCATTGTCTTCAGGCGTACAATCTGCATCAGATTGCATCTGGGATTGGAAAAGAGAAATATACTGTCGATATAATGAAAGTCACCGTATAAATTTCCCGGATGCACGTTCCAAATTTGCGAAAACACAAATCCAAAAATGGTTGGATGCGCAAGGAGGCTATCCTACATTGGGAGCAGAAGATGAGTATGTCTTTTATGCAGAAAAAGCCCATCCAATCGCTTCAGACAGGGTGCGTTATTTTAATAGTTTAATTCACGACAAAGTACCCTATGTCGGTTATCGGTTATTATGTCTATTAAATAAGTATTCGATAGTAGAATCTGTCTGGACAACTAATTTCGATGGTATGACAGAGAGAGCGGCACATCAAATGAATATTACACCTAAAGTCATAACATTGGATAATCAACAAGATATCTATAGAACCATATCTAGTACAGAGTTAATGTGTATCTCGTTACACGGAGACTACAAATACTCAACATTAAAAAATACTTCTTCTGAACTTGATAACCAGTCTGAAGTTTTCTGTCAGGTTATGACTTATTATTTCACAACAAGGCATTTGGTTGTATTAGGTTATAGTGGTCGGGATAATTCATTGATGTCCGCTTTGAAAAATACATTTACCGCTTCCGGGGCTGGCAGATTATATTGGTGTGGAATAGAGGAGTTTCCTTCTCCTAAAGTTTTGTCTTTGATACAAGATATTAGAAATTCTGGTCGCGAAGCTTTTTATATTCAGGTAGAGAGCTTTGATAAAACGATGATATCATTATCGTTAGCGTTGTCTGATGGTAATAGAGAGATGTATGATGTCGTGATGTCTGAAATGGCGAAATACCGGGAGAGCGTTAAACTTGAACCATTTAAAGTGAAAGGACATTGTGCCCGTTATCTGCTCCGTGACAATCTATATCCAATAAAACTACCGGATTCCTTATTGAAAGTAGATCTTAAATCTGGAGCCAATATCGTTGATATCCGAAAAGTTGTCAAAAATAAGCCTATTTTCATCGCCGAGCAAAAAGAAACCCTCTATGCCATAGCTTCATATTCAGACTTGGAATCTGAATTGAAAGAATACTTTACAGGTGACATTGTAAGAACCCCTATTTCATTGAAGGACATAAGTGCCAATGGTGCTTTCAAATCAATATTTTTAAAGGCTATTTTATATGGATTGAGCAAATTGACATGTTTCAATTGTTCTTTCGGGAAAAGGTTAATATGGGGTGACAAAGTCTTTAAGAATGTGAATGGGATGCCGGTTTTGTATGCTTTGTCTATTGGATTAAATTTTATCGAAGGTAAAGAGTATGCAGCCCTGTCTCTGCGTCCTGAACTTTTCTTTACCGATAAGAATATGCCTAAAGAACAACGACAGGAGATTTCTCGCCAGTATTTTTCTAAACTATGGAATAAAAAATATGACGAAACACTTAAGGAGTGGGAAAGTATCATATTTAAGAACAATCATTTGAGGTTCTGCATTCCTAAAGGTAACGAAAGATTTCAATTCCAAATAAGCAATAACAGTTCACTGTCCCTTCTATTGGGAAAAGATCAAGATCTTGCAATCGTCATCCCACAGCAGCTTAGTAGCAGGATACTTTTTAGAGGTGGAGTTATACCGGAACCTCTGCTCTGTTTTCCATCTATTAATGCAGAAAAGGATAATTTTGATTGGAATCAAATGCGTGGATTGGTTAGGAACAAGCCTACAGATTATTGGAAAGATGAAAAGTTCTCTATCGGGGTATCATTAAGTGTGATAGCTCCTATAGAAAAGTCAAATAGGTTTGCCGGTTTTATTTCTAATCTATCGAGAAACTTGTCACCAGTAAAAAAAGACCACGATTATCTTGTAGACTATCCCGGATTTAATAGCGCATACCATACCCAATTATTTATTCCTTCTCCGGGAACGGATAAATGGCAGTTTTCAAAATTAGATTATACTTCTGCATATGAGATTGCTACCGACATAACACAAAAGATTAATAGACTGGCTATTAATGGACAGTCAGTCATACTTATTTTTATACCAAAGGAATGGGAGAAATTCAAGACATTGAATCATAAGGGCGAAAAGATAGATCTTCATAATTATATTAAAGCTTATTGTGCTTCACGTGGCATTACAACTCAATTAATTGAAGAAAAAACTCTTACTGATATAATGCTATGTGAGAAAATATGGTGGTTGTCTTTAGCTATATATGTTAAATCTTTACGGACTCCATGGACATTGGCATCTTTAGATGAGAACACCGCTTATGCAGGTATTGGATACAGCATATTATCTAAGGTGGATGATGAGCGACATGTAGTAATGGGATGTAGTCATATTTATAATCACTTTGGGGAAGGTCTAAAATACAAATTGCAAAAAGTTAATAATCCTATTTTTGACAGAAAGAATAACCCTTACATGTCTTATGAAGAAGCTTATAAATTCGGTACGATGATTCAAAATTTATTCCTTGAATCCATGGACAAACTTCCAGGTAGGGTTGTAATTCATAAAAGAACACACTTTAGAAATGACGAAATTAATGGAATAAAGGATTCATTGAAAGCCGCTGGTATAAAAACTGTGGAATTATTAACCATCGAATTTGAAAGCGAACGGAAAGAGTTACCGTATGATATAAACCGTTATGGAGTGAGCATTCATAATTACCCTATCAAACGTGGAGCATATATCGTAATATCTGATAATACTTTTTTGCTGTGGACCCATGGAGTTGTGTCATCTATAAGAAATGAGAGTTTGTCGTACTATCCCGGTGGAATTGGAATACCTGCTCCGCTAAAAATAACCCGATATTCAGGCAGTAGCACAGTGCAAACAATTGCTACTGAAATATTGGGATTCACTAAGATGAATTGGAATTCATTTAATTTATATACTAAATTGCCGGCAACTATCGATACATCCAATACATTGGCACAAGTGAGCCACTTGTTGCGCCATAAATCTGAACAGACATTTGATTATCGGCTGTTCATTTAAAATGATGAAATCAATGAAAAGAACATATTGAAAACGGATAGGAAGAAACGTGCGCCAGCCCTGACTGTTTCTTGGAGGTGAGGGAGTTTGCCGTCTGGAAAAAAGAAATGCCGACGGGGGCTTTGGTATAAAGCCGCCCTTCCCCAGCATTTTTCCGTTATATCTTGATGTTATCTTTCTGACTGTTCCCGTCGGATCGGTCGTTTCCGCTGTACCCGTTATTTTGCCCGGGCTTCCGATGTGGCGCAAGGTTCACGTGGCAAATACACTCGGCAACGCCGAGGAAGATTTGTCACGTGACGGCAAGGCCGCTTGACCTTGCACACTCTCGGGGTTCGGGCTATATTGAATTACAGCGGAATACGGCCGGGACAGGCTGTCATTGTTCAACCGGGATGTTATCACCCATCGCGTTCCGCCGTTCCATCAGTCGGTCCATATCTTCCGAGATTTTATCATCGGTCACTTTGGCATAGCCTTGTGTGGTCCTGATATTCGTGTGTCCCATCATTTTGCTGATGCTTTCAATCGGCACACCTGCCGAAAGCGTCAAGGTCCCGAACGAATGCCTGCTCGCGTGGTAGCTGAGGTTCTCTTTCACACCTGCCAATATGCCTATCTCGTGGATACAGTACCAAAGCCTGTTCCGGTTGGGAAGAGGGAATATCGGTCGGCCGTCATCGGTTGTATTGTACAGGGATAGAATCTGTTCGGCTACGGGGTGTAACGGTATAAAAGACTCGACATCGGTCTTCTTTCTGTTGATACGAATGAAGCGTCTTCCGTCCGCGGTTGTTCCGATATGCGAGGGATAAAGCCGTTTTACATCGACATATGACAGGCCCGTGAAGGCTGAAAAGATGAACGCCCTCCGGGTAAGCTCCTGCAACCTCTCCGGCATGGGCTGTTCCATAATCCGTTGCAGTTCCGCCCTGCTGATATGCTTCAGCTTATAGTCGGGTTTCTTTTCGTATGGGACATCCGCAAGCGGGTTGAAGCGGATAACCTCCCTGTCCACGGCAATATAGACAAGCCTGTTCAGCCATGTAAGGCAGTGGTTGATATGTCCCGCCCCGCAATCTTTGGATTTCAGGTAGAGTTTATAGCCCCAGCCGAAGTCTTCGGTAATATCTTCAAAAGCGATGTCCCGCATACCCAGCGACAGCAGATACTCGTGCAGGTATGCCTGTGAGGATTTGGACTGGCGGTAAGAGGAAGTGGAATTTATCACTTCGGAACGGATTCTCAACTTTTCCCGTTCCTCTTCCCCGGCTTTCAGCAGCGTGACCGGAACGGTAGCCAGGCAGGTAATCTCGTTCTTCAACATTTCTGCCGTGACCATGCCCGCATCCTTCAACAGATTGTCATATGAGGTCTCTATTCTGGAGCGGAGTGCTTCAAGGAGGTTGTTCGTCCTTGCGTCCCTGACCTCTCCGGTCTTGGCTTTCCAGTCTTTGGGATTGCAGTAATAACCCGTGGCAAACACGCTGTTCTTGCTGTCAATGGTGATACGGCACATAATAGCGGTAGTTCCGTCCGCCTTGACCTTGCCACGGTTGATGTAGTATAGAATTTTGAATGTACTTCGCATGATTGAATCGTTTTTAAAGGTTAGAGAACAAGTTTCAGATCCTTTGTCGCCTCAATGTATTTGTCCATGTCCTCGAAAAGTTTCTTAGAGGTTACACGGGCATACACCTGGGTGGTCCTTATATCCGCGTGACCTAACATCTTGCTGACCGTCTCGATAGGTACGCCGTTTTCAAGGGTCATGAGGGTCGAGAACGAGTGCCGTCCCATGTGGTAGGACAAACGTCCCTTGATACCGACTTTCATTTTGATGCTCGTCAGGCACCATTTCAGGGCTTGGTATGGAATTACGGGAAACAATGTAGCCCGTGTATCGTCACGGTATTTCTCAATAAGGGTTATTGCTTCGGGCAGCAGTTTCACCCGGCTCAGCTGTCCGTTCTTGCCCCTACGGTATTTCAGCCACAATGCCCCATTATCGTCCCTTGACAGGTTGTCGGGAGTGATAGCCACCACATCCACATATGAGGTTCCGGCATAACAGGCGAAAAGGAACATGTCCCTGACAATGGAGTGTTCCGGGCGGCATCCGGTAAGCTCTATATCCCGTATCTTCTCGAAATCCTCCTTGCTTAACGCTCTTGGAGCTGTTTCCTTTTGCTTGGGTAATTTGTAGTGTTCAAAATAATATTTGTCTGAATATCCCTCCTTGAAGGCTATGCGGCAGATCTTCTTCAGGATAGCCAGGTAATGGCGCACTGTCTGGACGCCCAGACCTTTCTCTATCACGACAAACTCCTGAAATTCCCGGATGAACTGCTCGTTGAGCTGGCAGAAAGCAAGGTCGGATACCTTGAACCTGCTGCTGACGAAATCTGCGAGACGGTTGCGGGTATAAAGGTAGTTTGGCAAAGTACGGTGAGACACATCGATGCCCACACGTGTCCTGACTTCCTCAATATGCCTGTCGAAGAGTTTGAACAGTGTCATCTGCGTGTCCTTGCTGCCTTGAAAGGCTTCCTTGACTGCTGTCGCATCGAAATCGGTCTTTCGTTCCAGAAGGGAGTCGAATGCAGAGTTTACAGCCAACAGCAGCTTGTCGATTTTTGCGTTGACTTCCACCGCCTCCTTGCTCTTGCCGTTCAGACGGCTTTCCCGGGGATTCCACAGCTCGGGAGTGCAGGAGAGCTTGCAGCTGAACTGCGCCATCGTTCGGTTAACGGTGATGCGCCCCATTATCGGGGCTTTGCCCGACTTGTCCAGTCCACTCTTTTTGAGGTAGAGCAATACCTTGAATTTTTCTACTTTCATACGCTTATATTTTTAGTGGCAAATTTACCTGTTTTATAAGCGTTCTTTGACATGCAAAGCTATGACAATCAGTGTAATATATCGCTATTTTAAATTATTTGATCCACTCTTCGTTACCTTATCCCAACCGGTAACAGCCCTGCTAACGATTTGGTAACCGAACATCTTCAATAATCCCCACTTTCTTGCTTTTTTTTCAAGTGGAATAATATAGAGAAATGGCTAATTACCAATTAATTACGTTTCAATTTCTTTTCGTTTCCATTATTCATATTACTTCTTTCTTTCCACGTTGCCAGGCACACTTTCGGGACCACCGTCACGCTCGCCAACAATGTACCCTTGCAGGACGTGTCCGTCATGCTCGGACATGCTTCCACACGCATGACGCAGCATTATGCGCGGGTCATGAACAGCAGCCTGAAAGAGGCGATGAACAATGTGAAGGAACGTCTGGAATGGTAAATATGCAACCGGCCCGTCATTGAAGGTATCTGAAAAGGATACCTTCTTTTTGTTATACTGTCTGTTATCCATTTTCTCTGGAAAACATCTTTGGTCTTCATAATCATCCTGTACTGGCGAAATAATTCATCATGGACACTACATATCCAAGTAACGGTATCAGTACACCGATTACATATACCATAGCGTACCCCAAAAGGACGAGAGGTAATATTTTACGGTAAAGACCGGCGATGACAAGAAATATAAACAAAAAGCAAGAACCATAAACTCCTATTTGAAAACCGGGTATCAATTCATAAACGGGTACGGGCTCGGGGTTAAGCATGGCTCCGGCCACAATGGAATAAAGACTTGCCAACAATATAAACAATGTATACAGGCAGCTCTTAAAAATCCCGGGATCGTTTCTTTTACAATAGAGAATTGTTTGGATATCACTCCTAAGAAACTCAATACCCAGCAAGAAAGCTACCATGACACCCGTATCAAAAGCAGAGAATATATTCATTTCAATCAATCACCTTTGACGCGAAGATATGTATTTATTCCGGAATGCCATGCCTTCGCTTGTTTTACGATATGATATTGATATCCGATAGTTTGGAAAATATTTGAAAAACCTTCGTTGTATGCTTTTAAATTTGCTCATTACACTTATTACATGTTGTATCCGACAAATTGAAAATCCCAGCCATTCTTTCAATTTCTTACCTGCAAATATAGCCCTTTGCCGGGTTGATTGCGCAAGGCGGCCCCTTTCAGGGGCTGGTTGGCTAAAAGAAAATCATCCTCGCTTCGCTGCGGTATTTTCTTTTGCCAAGCCTTGCGCAATCCCCGGCAAAGGACAGTCCGGCAAGTAAGAAACCGAAAAACCGGCTCCACGGAGCCGATCATGTCAAACAAACTAAAAAAAATGAAGGTATGAACAGAGAGACGACAGGCAAAGTCCACAAAGGACAGCAGGGTGCCAATTCGAAAATGAGAATGTTGGTTTATCGGGAAAGGAGCTATCCCGCACGGGAGGTGCAAGGCAGGGACGGAAGCTATACGGTTGCCGCAGACAGCCTGGTGCCGGAACTGCTGGACGGCATCGGAAGCCTTGACCCGGCAGCTTTCAAGCTGGACGAGGAAATCGCCTGCTATTGCTCGGACGAGGAAATCCAAAAACTGGCGGACGAAGAACTGGTAGAAATAATTTATGAATGGCAACGGTTATGACTGAAACAACAACAGCAAAGGTCCGGGAAGAACAAGTAACGGGCCTTACCGCAGAGAATGCACACCGGGTCACGATGATCCGGGAAAAGGGTACGGACCATCCTCCCGTACCGTTCCATTTCAGAAAGGAGCATCATGGAACGGGCAACTACGTACACCTGTACGGAAATCCGGAAGATCGCAATGAATTGCATTCCATGGACTTCAAAGACTGGGAAGCCGTAGCGTTCAAACATCCGGGCTATCTGGAGGATATGTGGAAACAGGCTTGCGACGCATACGCATGGAGTTCCTTCGACCCGGAGATTCGTGGCGAGACGGACATCATGATTTACGGGGAGGAGCTGCACAACGACCTGCAACTCATGCAGGAAGAGGAACGGGATACATACATCGCCGCCTACCGGCAAAAGCTGTCCGCCCAGCTCTCGGCCCTCTCACGCTGCGCCAACCCGATGGTGACGGGACGGGGCGGATTCGATTACCACAGGCAGGAGAATACGGACAGAAGCTACCGGAACCGCTACGAGGAGTTCCGCAATTGGCGGCAAAAGGTTCTTGAAGCCGTCAGACGGAAAAAGGAAGCCGCACGACCGGAGGAAGAAAAACTGGAAAAGGCATGGCAGACGCTCAAACGCGACATCAGGAGCAGCGCCGACACCATCCACGGGATTGATACCGGACAATGCCGGGGTTATAGCCGTGCCCTGTTCGTCAGCAGCATCCTGAACAAGGTATCCACCTTCGCCAATCACGGGGAAGTGGAAATCGTCCGCAGGGCCGTGGACTTCATTTCCGAATATAACGCAAGGGTAAGGAAACCCGTCATCACTCCGAGAAACAAATTCTTCCAATTGCCGGAACTTGCGGAACGGATGCGCGAAAGGCTGAAAGCGGTGCAAAGCCGGGAAAACAAGGAAGTGCCGTTCGAGGGCGGGACACTTGTATGGAACTATGGGGAAGACCGCCTTCAGATCCTGTTTGACAGGATTCCCGAAGACAACAGACGCAAGGAACTGAAATCCTCCGGATTCCGCTGGTCACCCAGAAACAAGGCATGGCAACGGCAGCTCACCTCCAATGCCCTCAGTGCCGCCAAGAGAGTGTTGAACCTTCAAAACATCTGAACCATGAACAACGACAAACTGAAATTTGTAGTCGATTCACGCAGTTTTGACGGCAGCTGCGTGACCACCATGTCTGACGGAATACACGGCGACTACCATCATGAGACACTGGAGGAACTGAGGGACAGGGAAAAGAACCCGTACCTCACAGCCGTGTCCGGAAATACCGTCCGCAAGATGATACGCATCCACCTGCAATCCCTCTGCGCCCCGTTCAGTGAGATTACGGAAGAAAGATATTTCGACTACATGGATGTCTTGCCCCCCATCCGCCATATCCGGAATTTCTTTTTCCTGGGAGAGCCTTATCATGCGGACATCTACCGGTTCTGCTTCCGGGCGGGCGGACGCTACTTCACGGGACTCCGCTCCGTTACCACGCCAAGAAAGGAACTGGAACGGCAGATGGACAACCATTACCGGAACATTACCTTCAAAGGAGACATCCTGAAAGAAAAGCCGATGGTCATCTCTGACCACGCACGGCATGCCTCTATAATTATAGTTCCTTATCTGTTTCTTGACATAAATGGCGAGAAGAAGTTCATCTGCAACCTGATGAGAGGAACGGACGAATCGTCAGGCAGGGATGTAAGGCTGGAAACCGCCAAAATCCTGCGAAGCCTGCGCCGTCATCATTTCCTCTACTTCTCCGGCTATGAGGGAAACGACGATATGGACAAGTTCCTAGGCGAAGTGATGAAGAAAAAGCACACCCTGCTGGCAAACGGCAACTTCCTCCAATATCCCGTGAACCGGGAGTCCGTGTCTTTTACCGGAACGGTCAGGGAAACAGGCGAGCCGTTCTTCTTCCGGATTTACGACAGGGAGCTGTTCCTGCACCTGTTGTACGTCCTGAGAGGCATCAAAAGGGAAAAAGCTAAAATATAACGTGACACATAACGACGGTATGGTGACTGTCTTTCCGACCCGTCACCATACTAAAAAAACAATGAAATCATGAGAACTGTGACCGAAGAATCGTTGCGACGCAGGCTGGCCCGTCTGGAGTCGGCCCTGGAAAGCGAAAAGGCACGCCTGAGAAAAGTATGCGGCGGCATCCCCTGGGGAGCCGGGATGAGGCGTACCAAATGTACCCCCTCATTCCGAAGGGAGGACGAACTGACCGGGAAAATCAAGGCGGTGAGACAGCAACTCTTCCAAATGTCCGCAGGCGGTGACAATCAAACGTTTAAGAAAACAGGCAGGTGAATGCCGGCCAATTAACTTGCAAGTCAATAATTTTAAAACCAGTTACGAATATGAACACCCGATTGGCTATAATCCGTTCAGAGGGAAAAGAACATCTCTGCTACCGGGAAGAGGAATGTTTTGTCGATGTATCCTATCCGATGGTGACATTTACCAAAGGGGAGGATGATTTTGAAATTGTCAAATGCGACCATCCGTCCATGGAAGAGACTTTCCTGTATCAGGAAAGCCGTCTCTCAATCGTGATTGAAATGTACCATAACGGCTGGCCGGCATTGTCTCTGAAAGATCCCGTGACCCATGAGATATACACGGTCCTGACGGTCAACTTAGAAGATAAGGCGGCATTCTCACTGCCTGACAGGGCATTCGTGGACATCAACAACAATCCTGATGCCATGGAGTTCCTTCTGTCTAACAAATTGGCTGAGGATACAGGTTATAGACGTCAGAGCGGCTGGGTAAGCTACCCGATGGTCACACTTAACCTTCCGACGTTTTACAGGCTTGACCCACATGTCTTTAGCGCAATATTGAATATCCGGTAATCCTTCCGGGCAATGAATCTGGCATCAACAATCAATCAAATGAAAAGAATCATGAAATATCAAGCGGAAAATACCGTCTCCAGTTTCTTCTACTACATGTGGAACGCCTGGAGCGAGGAGGAATGCAAAGCCGTGTATGGCGGCATGTACCCGCATTTCTGGGAAAAATGGTGCGTGGCGACAGGCAAGGGCACATTCGGCGCGGCGGAACGGTTCTACCTGGAACTCTCGGAAGACAACCGCAGGATTCTGGTGGAACGGGCCGTCTCGATATATGACGGACGACGCTTCAGAAAAAGGAACAGTAACCCCAAAAATCAAACAGTATGCGAGGAAACATTATCAGTCTGATCAGCAGCTCATGCGGTTGCAGTCAAACGGAAGCACGGGAGTACCTGGACTCCGAAATCCGGTATCTGCGCGAATTGCAGGAGGCAGATGATTTGAGGGAAGATGACATGGAAACGGCCTGTCTCAACCTCGGTCTTGACCTTGACTACCGGGAATATTTTATCAACCGCCTCGCAGGGGCATAAAAAACTCATGGCTATGACTTATTTTCAGAACATACACTCTCTGGCGGACTTGAAGAAAGAATACCGCCGGCTGGCATTGGAGCACCACCCGGACAAGGGTGGCGACACTGCGATCATGCAACAGGTGAACACCGAGTTTGGAAGGCTTTTTGAGGCTTGGAAAGACAAACCGGATATTCCCGCGACTTCAACCGGATATGAATATGACTATTCGGGAGCCACGGCAAAGGAATACACCGAGTATGTGTATAACGAATACCGCTGGAAAGGCCGCAATTACAAGGGGCAGCATGCGCCGGAAATCGTGGCACTGGTACGGGCATGGCTCAAGGAGACCTATCCGGGATACAAGTTCTCTGTCAGACGGGAGAATTGCCACTCCATCCATATCCGGTTGATGAAAGCGGATTTCGAGGCGTTCACCAAAGAGTCCGGAAAAGTTCAAGGCGATGTCAACCACTATCATATCGCTTCAGACAAATCCTTGACGGACAGGGCAAAAGATGTAATGATGAATATCTGCGATTTCATCATGTCGTACAATTTCGACGACAGCGACCCCATGACGGACTATTTTCACACCAACTTTTACCTGACACTTGGAATCGGAAGTTACAAACAGCCGTACAAGGTGGAACCGCCCAGACTCGACAGCAAAGACAAACCGGAGGTATTCAAGCATCCGGAAGGTCCGGCACACAAGGCAATGCGCCGGGCATTGGGCAAAGCGCGTTTCGGCTTCATCGAAAGCCGGAAGTATGCCGGGGAAATAATTCTGGGGGAAGACTGTTTCGGCTCACGGGGCGAACTCTATTTTTGGCCGAAGGAATATTCAAGCGCAAAAATGGCCCAAAAACGCATCGACAAACTGGAGGGAGCCGGAATAAGGTGCGAACTCACCGGTTATAACGGAGGATACATCCGCCTGCTCGGGTACACCCCGGAGATGAGAGATTCCCTGGAGCGGGAACGTCAGGAGTATGCCGCCGCATATCAGGCATGGTACTCAAAACTGAATTTGAAAACAATCTGATTCAGAAATTATGGATACAAACAATTTGGACAAGTGGTGGTACGGACTTCCGGAAAACACCAGACAGGCTATAGGAAACGATGAGATATGGGAAAAACTGGATATGCCATCCCGTTCGGCGCTACACCGGTATTCCCTGCTTAGAATTTACGGAACGGCAAAAGACAGGGATGAGGAACGCACGCTACTCAATGAAATCGCGTGTGGACTGGGCGACCTTGCCCTTGTCCGTAAAAACGGCATCGCGTTGGAGGAAATGTGCAACGGGAACGGGGAATTTTACGATGAATACCAGGAACAGTTCAACATATTATATGACAATTACGGACACACAATAGAAAATATAAGCTGGCCGGACTGGATCGGACATACAATTCCGACAAACAGGGAACTGATCCGGTTATTGGAACATCACGGTTACAAGCGTATGGAAATCGATACCGACAGAAGAATCCCGAAAACTTTCTATGTTTTCCGTCGTGGGTTGCACATCAACGCAAGCGAGGACTTGTCTTACCACATCGTACCGCAACAGGACAGTTTCGGACTGGGGCGTTTTGCGGTATGCGCTACCAAAGAGGGTGAAAGCTCCCAGCTGGGAACTGACTGTGCCCGGCTCTTTTTGAGGCGCTTCCTTGCCTTCCTGAAGGGTGAAAGAAGCGGAAAAGAGATTATAGATGTAATATGCAACAACCAACAAACTGAACGATAGTATGAAAGCAAAAGTATTCAAGTACAAGTTTGACGGGAATACCGTCGTGGCTCCTTATATGGAACTGGAGCCGTACGCGGAGAATGTATATCTCTCCCTGTCGAGAAAGAACGAATATGGGAATGAGGACGATGACTGTTTCCATGTGGTCTGCCGGATTGAAAACGTTTATTTTTCCAGCGGGCAGTATTCACACCGGTTCCTCAAAGGAGAAGGCCGCAGGGAGGAAGCCGCCGCCTATTGCAGGAACTGGATCGCGGATACGCTTCAGGGCGCGGAAAGAGGAGCCTTTGTCAGATTGATCTCCATCCGTGTGTTCAATGCCCTCGGACTCGACACCGCACCCTTGCTGCAAGCCCGTGAGGCATACAAAAGGAAGCAGGAACAGAAACGCAGGGAGCGGGAAGAGAAAGAGGCGGAAGAGCGCAGAGCGCGGGAAGAGCAACATCAGCTGCTGCTCAATGAACAGAAACAGAAATTCCTGGACGGGGAACGGATCACGGGAGGAATGTTCCTTGAAATCACCGGAAGGGATGGTTTTGACATCCATATCAGAACCAAAGGGACATTCAACAGGCATGTAAGAGGCATTGACAGGAACGGAACCATCAGTTTCCGGAAAATCAAGGGCCGCCGGACACCGGACTTTACCGGATGCCATAAGGCCGTGCCCGCCTATCTTGCGTTCATAACAGAAAAAGAGGGCAAACAATAAAATCCGGGACGGTAACGGCTTGTTCCATGCGGCTGTTACCGCTACCATCTTCCGACCTCACAACTCACGGTTCAGCGCCATTGCCAGCGGAAACATCAACCGGTTATAGGCTTTAAGCTTTTGTAGGTTCAGCACATATCCGGCATAAGGGTTGGTCAAATCGGTGTAAAAGAATACATCGGTAAATCCTGCATGTTCTTCCACAATTTCACCCTCCAACGGAATTTCCTCCACATTGAACCGCTCCAGAGGCAGCTCTTCCAGACGGGCATGCTCCACATTGCCCAATACGTTTAGGTTGCGGTTAAACAGCACGAACCCTTTCTTCCTGTAATCCACACGCATACCATACGGACGCTCCACAAGGAAAGCATCCGCCGCTTTCTTTAGATAGTTTTCATAATCCTGAAATTAGAAATTGCAAAAATACAGCATTTGTCCGGCAATGGCGAACAAATCAGGAAGATTATCTAAGGAATCCACACAAAATCCCACAACAAAAAACAACCGTATATTTTATTTCCCACCCTGCAAAGATAGTCCCGCGTCCTGTGTACCCGTACAAGGTCAGGCCCCTTCGGGGTTGGCTGAAAGAAAATCATCCTCGCTTCGCTGCGGTATTTTCTTTCGCCAAACCTTGCGGGTACGGCCACGGGACTGTCAGGCAGGCGAGAAATAAAAATACCGGCTCCCGGAGCCGGACGTGTTTAACAGATAAAAATACAATGAATCATGAAAATCCTGAATGAAGAACATTTCGAGGATGTAAAGCGCTATGCCGAATCCATCGGTGACACCTCACTTCAAAAGTGCTTGGAACGGTTGAAGAGTTGGGAGGGGAATCCTGACTATCCCAGTGAGATTTCACTCTACTATGACCATGCCCCATACTCGTTCGGCTTTACCCAGCATTATGCTGATGGAAGAATAGGTATCGTAGGAGGTCTGCTCTATCATGGAATACCTGACAGATCGTTTGCCGTAACATTGCAGCCGTTCCACGGATGGCAGATACATACCTGAAAAACATGAAACTTGACAATGGACGAAAAGCAGACTTCAGAACAGAGAATCCGAGGTCTGCTTTTTCATTTCTTGCTGTAAAGATAGCCGTTTTCCGGGCTGATTGTGCAAGGCAGCCCCTTTCAGGGGCTGGGTTGGCTGAAAGAAAATCATCCTCGCTTCGCTGCGGTATTTTCTTTCGCCAAGCCTTGCCGCAATCCCCGGAAAACAGACTGAAAAGACATCAAGAAATAAAAATGCCTACCCATGTAGGCCGATGTTTTACTTAAAAAAGAACAGATATGGAAACACTGGATTATAACCGGCTGCTGCTTGTCTCTCTCTGGCAATACAACCACCATGGGGATGAAGGGCTGACTCACGCACTTTTCGAGGAAACGTTCGGAAAGATCTATGGAAGTCACTGTTACGAAAAATGGACCGGCTGCTTCAAGCAGAATCTCTGGGACATGATTGCCTATTTCAGAAGTGAGAAGGAGAACGGACAGAAGTTCTGCGACATGGTTGCCCGTCAGGTCAAATTGTACCAACAAAAACGATCTCAATATGAAGTACGCTAATTTTTATGACCTGGAAAGTCTGACTCTGCTCAACAGGCATGAAGGGTGTGCCTGCTCCATAAAGGAGTGTGATGTGGAGAAGGTGAACCGGCTGATTTCAAGGATGCGGCAGGACAGGGAAAGAGTCAGTTTACCGACCGCAGGAGATGTTGTCACTTATATCACCCGTGGCGGTGACTATTATCCGCAGGCACACATTGAAAGGGGCGATGACCGGGAAGTCCATATTTGCCTTCTCCCACAGACACCTTTCTGCCATGAAAATGAAAAGTGTACCGGTTACAATACGGAAGGAGGCCCTTGGGTTATAACCGGTCCGGAATTGCTGCTTCCCGATGGCATACGCAGCAAACAGTTCCGGATGTGGGGGCATACCGGAAGGCACAAGAACGGTGCCGTCCTCTTCCACACATTCGTCAGGGCTTGGAAATACACGGAACCCGATCCTCTGTACGGAAAGTACACCACAAAAGAATGGACGAGATACATCATCGAGTGTCAGCCGGATATTGAACCGGCTGATGCCTTTGTCTATCGGAATGAGGCATTCACCCTTTACTCGAAGGAAGAACTGGAGCGGCTGGTCGGGATTCTGCACGGAAAGCTTTTCAACGGATTCCGTCCCGGTCTGTTCATACTCTGGGCATACCGTATGGAATGGAAGGAACTTCCCGCATGGGAATGGAACATGCTGAAAGCGGACACCCAGCTCTCTTTCCTTGGCATTTCTCCCGTCAGGATACAGACTGACCATAAAAGACATATAGTAACAATCTATAAAAAATCAGAGTAATATGGCACCATACAACACACCGCAGGCGATACGTCCGCTTGAGAAAACGATCTGTGATTTCGCCTATTCGAACGGCTACGATCCGATATCCGTTTTCAACGATTTCCTGCGTTATGTCATTCACGGGTTCTCTCCCGGCGCACCGCCTCTTATGGATTGGAAATACAAACGGCAGCAGAACAGGCATTTTATGGAGATGCTTACCGGATGGATACGGCTCATGCAGCGGGAATTGCAATCCGGCGGATGGTTTGATGCGTTCGGTGACCTCTTCATGGCAATATCTTCCAAAATCGGTCGTCAGGTGAACGGACAGTTCTTTACCCCACCGGATATCTGCGACCTGATGGTCTTATGTACCGATTCGGGGGAGACAGCGACAGGAAAACGTATCTGTGACCCGACATGCGGAAGCGGAAGGCTACTGCTGGCATATCATGTACGCCACCTGGGTAATTATCTGGTTGCAGAAGATGTCAACCGTACCTGTTGCCTGATGACCGTTTGCAACATGCTCGTACATGGCTGCATAGGTGAGGTCATCCACCATGACAGCCTCTTCCCCGAAAACTTCATGGACGGCTGGATGGTAAACCATACACTGACTCAGACGGGCATTCCTTCCATTCGCCGGATGAGCGAGGAGGAATATCGGACAAGCAGGAACATGTCCGTTGACCTGCTCAGAAAGCGGAAAGAGAAATTGTGCCAAATGCAGCCGGACAAGAAACAATTGCCATATAAACATGGCAGAATTTATAAACAATAAACCGAATGATGTATGAAACTGAATGTTAGCAATGAATTGAAATCCCGCCTGATGCATGCGGCGGAAAACGGAAGTGTGATAGCCAAAGACATCCTTTTGGAAGTAAAAAAGAACGTACCGGTGGAAGAGATCATACGCGGTACCTACAACTGCTTCTCCACCAAGCGCAAGCGGACGGAAGCGGGTACATTCAAGAAAATCCGGATCGTGTTCACGGCCTGCAGCAAGGATCTGGCCCATCCCAGTTTCCCGGACCGGAACAACCCGCAGGCACCCTGGTTCCCGGAGAACCGGACAGTCCTGGAACCCTCCACGTTTGTTGAACTGTTCAAGAACCTGCCCAAGTACTCACCCTACGAAATCAATTATTTCTGTAGCGCCCTCTCATTGGACAGCAAAGTCACGGTCAGGCTGCATGAAAGCATGAACGACTTCATGGAAGCCTATCTGGAAAGCAACTACAGCCCCATCGCCGACAGTGACACATCCAGCCTGCACAGTTCCTGTATGAGGTATGAGGACAAGGCACGCAACGCCGCTGACTTCTATACCAACTTCGCCGGCGCTAAAATCCTTGTGGCAAGGGACGAGAGCAACAACATACTCGGACGGGCTGTCGTATGGAACGAGGTAATATTGTGGAAATCAATAAACACACCGATTGCCGCCTCCCTGCTGGACCGCATCTATTCCTCACACGCATTCGTCGCCGAACTGATCCGCAAGCAGGCGCAGGAGGCAGGCATCCTGTTGCGACGCAGATACAACGATTATACACATACAACGGATTTCACCGTACTGAATCCCATTGAGGGGCAGGAATGGGCGGTCGGAGACAATATACAGGTTTCATTGACGGTGAAAGTGCCTGCCTGCAGGTGGCACAAGAAAGGGGTGCCTTACCTCGACACGTTCTACAGTCTTCATCTGACGGAAGGCAATCTGGAACTTAGAAATACGGAGGGCGACACGAGCATAGCTTCCTGCCGGAGCACGGAAGGGTGCGCAAACAGGAGAAAATATGTATGTCCCAAATGCGGAAAGATACATCCCTTTCCGGATATGGCATTCTGCAAGAATTGTCAGGACATGTTCTATATATCCACCGTATTCGGAAAAGTATTGAAAGGCACGTCGGTGGAATACAAGGGAAAGAAATATCCGTCCTTCCTCTTCAAGAAGGGACGTCCCGTACCGGAGTTCAGACGGTACCTGCAAATCGAAAAGTTGTTCATCTCCTAAAAAGTCAGTATCATGGAAAAATTAATGGCTCTTTACAACATCTCCTCCCCCTCCGGTAAGGAGGGGAAGATAGCCGGGTTCATCATCGGGGAACTCAGGCGGATGGGGATTCCTTTCCGGCAAGACCGGCACGGAAACATCTATGCGGTCAAAGGCAACCGGGAAAGCTACCCCTGTGTCGTGGCGCACATGGACGAGGTACACCGGCGCAAGACAGGCTCCTATGCGGCCCATCTTGTGGCGGACTCGATGATTGTGGGTTATGATCACAAGCGTAAACGGATGACCGGAATCGGCGCGGATGACAAGAACGGCATCTGGATCTGCCTGAAATGCCTGGAGGATTTCAAGGCGGTGAAATGCGCCTTCTTCGTACAGGAGGAGGTAGGATGCATAGGCAGCGGCCATGCCGATATGTCCTTCTTTTCCGATTGCCGTTTCGTCATCCAGTGTGACCGGAAAGGGAACGGGGATATGGTAACACAAATCAACGGAATGAAGCTCTGCTCCAATGACTTCATTTCAGCTATAGATTTCCGGAGGTACGGTTACAAGCCTGCACAGGGGCTGGCTACGGATGTGGCGGCATTGAAAAGGAACGGGCTGGAAGTATCCTGCGTCAATCTCTCCTGCGGATATTATGAACCGCATACGGACAACGAGTACACTGTCCTGGCGGATCTTTGCAAGTGCTACAGGTTTGTCCGGCACATCATCTGTTGCCATAAGGAAACCAGCACGCATATACCGGAAACGGAAAGAAAACCCTTCCCCGGATATTATGAACTGTTCGGACCGGCCGGATATAGTGAAAAGGATTATATCCGTCTGTCAGAAGAGTATAGATCTGAATTTACTAAAACAAGCGTAAGTATTCGATAA